ATAGTTCACCGTCGACGTGATCGACGTGCCGAACGTCACCCGAGCGACGCCGGCAGTACTGATCGTCACTGATGTCGAACCGCCATTGATGCCCGTGCCAGCCGTGCCGAAATTCAGCTGGTTGGCCGCGGCAGAGCCGGTCGACGCCAATGTGAACGGCAATGCCGTTGAGACGCCGGTCATCAGCCACTTCATGAGGTCGGTGGAGCCGATGGTCATACGGACGTCGTTGGCGTCCGCGCGGTATAGCCCCATGCCCGTCTCTTGCAGGAACGAAAGCCCAGGATTGCTAATCGTCCCGTCGCCAGCCTTGAGAGGCACACTGATATTTATGCCGGTATCGGTGACAGCCAGCCTGGATGCGCCAGACGTCGCGGCAATGATACTGGCCGTGCCCGTGGTGTAGAAACCGGTGCCAGGCGTGCCGAAGTTCAATGCTGTGGCCGTGACGTTGCCCAGCGGCAGCGACAATGCACCGGTCATCGTGTCGCCGGCCAGCTTGACGCCTTTTTGCCATCCCAGCGACTGCCGGCCATACAACGCCCCGTCGTTGGGCGCCTCTGTGACGGTGCCGCCGGTCGCTGCCGACAGGGTCGCCTGGACGAACGCCGTGGTGGCGATCGTGGTGTCGTTGTCGCCTAGCGTCGGCGTCGGCGCCTTGGGATCCCCGGTGAAATTAGGCGAGAAGAGATTGGCCTTGAAGCCAAGATCGCTGGCCATGGCAACGGCGGAGCCGTTGATGGCGAAGACGCTGCTGCTGTTGAAGGAGTAGACGCTGGCGCCCTTGGTGATGATGAAGGTGGTGGCGTCGTCGTTGAACGTGAATTTCAGGACGTGCTTGAGGAACCGAAGATGGTCGTCGCCTTCCTTGAAATCGTCGCCGCCAAGCGGCCAGGCTTCGTTGATGGACGAGAACAGGTCGCCGGTTTCAACGCCCATCTCACTGCCTCGTGTCCATCGTCTCGACACCGATCGCTCGGCCCGTCTCGTCGCGCACGATGCGCTTGGGCGCCGAGTGCAGCAGCCGGAGCTCCTCAATCATCGCCTTGAGGCCTTCGAGCGCCGCCGGCTGGTCGCGATCGACCTGCATCTGCTTGAGCTCGTTGACCACGCTCATCAGACCCTTGAGCGCCACGTCGGCCGAGGTGACCGGGAGATTGGCCTTGCCGTCCATCTCCTCCATCGCCAGGCCGGCCTTGGCCGCCTCGAGCTTGGTGTGGGCATTGAGCTCCATGATCTTGAGATCCCACTCCTGCTGCCGATCGAGATCCCGCTGCCGGCTGTTCTCGGCGAGCTTCAGCTTTTCGAGCTCGGTCTTGGCCTTCTCGGCCGCGACGTCGACGCTGCGCTTCATCTCGGCAACCCGCGTGTCGGCCTCCAGCTGCGCCTCCTCACGCCGTATCTGGATGTCCGAGGTCTGCCGGTCGGCCTGCATCTTGGCCATGACCTTGGCATTCTCGGCCGCGGCATTGGCCTGGATCTCGGCCTGCTTGGCTTGGCTGGTCGCCTGGATCTTGCCCTGCTCGACCTGCATCATCATCTGCGCCTGCATCATCTCGGGCGGCGGCTGCTGGTTCTTTTTCTCGATCGCCTGCTTGGCCTGCATCAGGTCCGCCTCGGTGACCTCGGGGTAGTAGTCGTCGACATTGCGGATGCCCGCGGCCTCGGCCGACTTGCGCAGCGTCGACAGCATCATCGGCACCATCTGCAACGCCTTGTCGGGCATCTGCGCCTCGCGGAAGATCGCCAGCATCGCTACCTGATCGGCGCGCATCGCTTGCAGCGTTCCCATGTCACGATCGCGCGAGCCCGTACCCAGGCCCGTGTTGATCGTGATGTCCATGTCGGCATTCCAATGCCGAGGATCGATCTCGACCCACTTTTTGCCGGTCAGGCGCACCGTCGAACGACGCTGCTGGTGGCGGACCATCAGCTTGAGGATGGAGCGGAAAACGAACACCCAACCCAGCTGCGCCATGTTGCGGGTGACGAGCTCGGTCTGCGTGTAGCCGGCGTCGTGCGCCAGCTGCGAGGCGGTTGCCGTCTGGTTCTGCAGCGCTTCGGGATCCAGCGCCATGGTCTGCCTGGAGATGCCGGTGCGCTTCTCGACGATGCCGTTGAAGAACTCGATGCCCTGGAAGGCGACGGCGCCGACGAACTCCTGCTGCAGGTTGGAGACCGAACCACCTTCCTCCATCAAGATGGTGCCGCCGAAGCTCGGGTTGGTGAGCTCGTCGGGATTGAGGCAACGGCCGACCGCCACCTTCTGGGGAGTGGTGGCGCCATACAGGCTGTCGAGCCCCTGGCGCTCCAACACCGTCTTGATCTCTTGGATGTCCTTGGTGCGATCGTGCAGGCTGTTGGCATTGAGGCGATGCGGAACGCGATAGGACGGAACGTTGGTGAAGACCGGCTCATCCTCCCAGAGGTTCCATTCGAGCAGTTGGCCAACGCCACCATAGCCGCCGAAAAAGATCTGGACGACCTCGCTGATGCCGTCACCATCCATGTCGATGCGCAGGTAGAGCTCGTAGAGGACGATGAGCTCCATCTCGGTCGTGGCCACGCCGATCGAGACGATTTCGCCCTGCTCGGCCTGCCGGCTCAACTTGATGGCGTCATCGTCGGTGTCGGCGACCAGCTGGTCGACCTTGTCCTTGTCGAAGCCCATCTCCAAGAGCTCGGAGCGGGTCTTGGTTTCCTTGCAGCCAACCAGGCGCGACTTACGCAGATCGGTCGTCTCGCCGGACACCACCATGTCCTCGGGAGCGATGGCTGCGAGGCGGACCTGGCCGTAGCGGCAAGTGCGCTTGATCTTGACGCTGTGCCGCATTTCGGTGCGCGGCGCCTGCTGCATGCCAGGCATGGCCATGCCGCCTGGCCCGCCCATCATCGGATTGTAGGCTGCCGGCTCGTCAGGCCCAGGCTGATCCATCGGGTTGGGACCGTCGGCCATGCCGGGAGGCACGGTAGGGTCAGGCGCAGGCGGCATCGGCATCGGCCCGCCCATCGGAGGCATCGGCGATTGCTGGATCGGTTGCGACAGACTTGGAGGCGCAGGCGGCATGGAAGGCTCACCCGCCATGCCGCCTGGCTCGCCTGCGCTGCCATCCATGGGGGGCGCCCCCTCGGGAGCGAACGGAGGCGGCGCAGGCATCTGTGGCGCCTCGCCAGGCATGCCAGGAGGCCCGCCAGGCATCTGAGGCCCAGGCATTGGCTGCTGCTGCTGTGGCATGCCTCCCTGGCCCATCAGGCCGGCGGGCGGATAGTCCTCATAGCCTTCGTCACCGGGATCGAGCGTGTACTCCTCGGTCGTATGATCGATGATCTCGATCTCTTCGAGCGGGTTGCCGTCGTCGTCGGTGCCGTCATCCTCAGGCTCCAGAAGGGCACTAAGCTCGTCGTCGGACAGGCCAGAGTGGAACGACACCTTGGTGTCTGGCGTGTCGTCGAACCAGTGCTTCACGTAGCCGTCGCCGTGCAGCAGGCTGTCATAGGTGACGTCGTACAGCGTCTGGTAGCCGTCATTGGCCTTCCAGAACGTGAAATTGATGCCGACCGTCGCCTGGTTGGCCCAGGGTTCATCCTGTTTCTTGGACGGCTCGGCAATTGCCATGTTGTCGGAGGCAACGAAGGTCCGCACGATCTGGGGCAACATCCAGCTGTGCGTCTCCATCAGGGTCATGTCGGTGATCGACGAGCGGCCTTCCTCGGCCGGCCATGCCGTCAACGTGCCCTGGATGTATTCGACGGCGCTTTGCCGCTTTTTGGCTAGGACCGTGCTGTCGTAGGTGACTGAGGCCGCGATTTCCCGCTCGACGATCGCTTCGAGCTCGTCATCGGAATACTTCTGCTTGGCCACAGCCGTCCCTCACATATGTGGTGCGTGGATACCACAAGCGCGATGGTGCGACTAGCGTTCAGCGCTTGGCCTTGGCCTTGCGCGCAGCTGGCGCCGCCTCGGTGAACTCGAAGTCGAGCTCCTCGGTTTCATGGGCGCCAGTCAATACCAGAACCGGCACCGTGACCGCGATCGAGGCAGTGCTCGGCTTGACGATGGTCGTGACCTCGACGTCGGACACGAAGATAGTCGGCTCTACGCCGCCGTTGAACACGATCACCGAACCCTCGGTGAAGCCGGAGCCGAGGCAGTGCAACGTGAGATCCTCACTGCCGAGCTCGGCGGCGATCGGCACTAGGCTGGTGAGCTCGGGCGCCGCGGCGCCGGCTGAAACCGCATCTTGGATCTGTTTGATCTGGGGGCCGTAGCGATGGCGCTTGAACGCCAGGAGGAGGGAGCTCGCGGGGATCAACTGTTCGGACATGATCGTCTCCTAGCCGTACAAGGTGAAAATGAACGCAGCCGCGATCGTGCCACAGAGCCAGCCGGCGAGAAAGGCAAGGACACCCGCGGTGATCTCGGGAGGCGTCAAGCGTACCATAGCACGATCGCAATGATCACGATGAACGCCAACACCGTGATGCCGAACGCCTGGGGGCCGTTCATATCCGCAGATCCTCCATCGCATGCAGCAAACTATTGGGCACCCAATAGGCTGTCCGGCCGGTTGGCTTGTTCGGGTTGGCTTCCCCAAAATACTCCCGCTGCTTGCCCTCCCAACCGTACACCCAACCGGCCAGCATTACATTCGGCAGTTTGGCCGGGATGACGTGCGCCAGGATGAACGGCAGATCGCTACTGTCACGGTCGTACAACGGCAGCCGCTTGTGTTCGCCATTGTACGCTGCGCGCACTTCGAACCTTTCGCCGACATCGACCGCCCCGAAGTCGGTCGCCCGCCAATAGAGGTTGTAGTGCTTGGCCACGGCAGTCTCGCCAAGACAGCCGACGAAGTGGATCTGCAAGCCGCCCAAGGCGCCCACATCGGCGCCATGGGCATCCTTGCGCTTCTTTTTGAGATTGGAGATCTCCCGCTGCAATGCGGCCTCGCCGGCTCGATAGACCTCGCCCCACGTCAGCGGGACAACGATCACGACTGCGGCTTTTTGGTCGCCGCCTTCACGGCCCACATTGCCCCGTCCTCAATATGCGTCTGCGCCAGCGCCTTGAGCCGGCCGACCTCCGGGCCGGCGTCGGCCGGAATCGACTCGATCAGGTCGATCAGATCAGCGGCTGCGCGCTTGATCAGGAAGACGTTGGCGTCACCGCTCGGGTTGAAGTCGATGCCAACCCTGTATTCCCCTTTAGTAGTCATCTACGGCTCTTTCCCTGTTTGCGCATTGTCATCATTGCCTTGACCGTCGCCGCCTTCATCACCTTCGGCAATGTCACCGGCTTGGCCTTCTTTGCCGCGGCCGCGACCGCCGCGTGGAACGGAAAACTCGTGGGCATCATATTTCTCCCTCAACGATCAGCTGTGCAACGCGATACGCCAACCGCGCATCCTGCATGACACTAGGCGATAGCGTCGCCGGCATCGAACGATAGTCCGACGGCTCATCGCTGTCGCGCAGCATGATAGTGCCGCCATTGTTTGGGCAATGCCACACGTCGGACTTCCCCAGCTGGCCGTGAAAGCAGCAGTTCTCGCAGCCGTCGTGTTCGAAGCGGGCGCCATCGGGTTTCATGCATCCTCCATTGTGCTCTCGGCTTAACCAGCGGCTCGATGTCATCGAACCTGACGCCCTCGATGCACGGCGTCCATGCCATACGGCCGCGCCGAATGGTGGCATATTCCAAGCGGTCGAGCTTCTTCATCCATCGCTTCCACACGTCGCGGACGACATAGACCTTGCCGTCCCACACCGCCCACCGCGGCTCGCCGATCCTCGTTTTCATGCTACCTCCACCCAGGCTTTGAGCGTGATGCCACGCTCAGTCACGCCGTAAAGCCCATAGAGCTCGTCGACGAGATCCTCCTCCATTGCAATGGCTTCGACCATCCTGATGCGGTCCTCGCCACGCAGATAGTCGACGT